ATTCGTCACGCTAGCACCACCAGCACCAACAGTAACAGTTAATACAGTCGCAGCGGGAAGGTAAACTTCTGTTTCTCCAAAGCCGCCGCCGCCCCCACCGCTTGCTGCATTTGTAGTGCTGTTAGTATTACCGCCCCCGCTACCACCAGCACCAAGTACAGATAGCCGATACACCCCGCTTACTGGTATCGTGTAAGTAGTCGATGAAGGAAAGAATATCGCTGGGCTTCTTACGCCAGCACCACCAATGAATTGACTTAGATTGCTCATGTTAATTTCCACCCCACTGTACTGTCGATATAAGTTAATGTGATACTGATATTGTTCGTGCTGATTACCATATCCTCAGATAAGCTCATTATTTTTGATGAGTTACGGCCTATGGTTAAGTTATTTGTTGCGAATGTCCCTGCGTAATCTGCAATATTTACTACGTGATTAGCCGATGGAGTTGCTGGTAATGTGATCGTGAACGCCGCGCTTGTGGTATCGGCCATCAAGTAATCGCCAGTAACTGCGGTATAGGTTGTGGTTTTGATTACCCATGCTGCGCTACCAATATCGCTAGTCATCGCCACCGTCCCATCTTTATCGGGTAGCGTCCACGTTCTTGCGGCAGTTGTAGCGTTGGTAAAGAAGTTGGTAAATGTGTTGGCTGCGTTTTTCAGGTTGAGCTTAAACAGAGTAAGCCCTGCGTAACCTCCGGTTGCGTCCTTGTTGGCTGATGTTTCTCTCGTGGCATCGTTCCCATTCAGCTTCTGTATTGCTTGCAGGATCGTGTCAGTCGCTGCAACCGTTCCCGCGCCTGATGTGTAGCCGGTGAGTACCTTTGCGATTACTGCCGCATTGGTGAGGGTTGTTGCATTGCCAACTGACGTTACATCGCCTGTCAGGTTGGCATTAGTAGTTACCGTGGCGGCATTGCCAGTGATATTTGTCTGGTCGCCAGTATTTGTTCCAGTAGCAGTACCGCCTCCCGTGGCTACATCGCCATCGCTAATCGCCGTATTTAACTGCGCTACCGTGAAGCTCCCAAGAACCGCCGCATTGCCCGTGGAAGTGACATGACCTGTTAGATTAGCGTTGGTCGTGACGGTCGCAGCGTTACCACCAATACTTAATCCAGCCGCGGTTCCTGTGATGTTCGTTCCTACTAGCGCAGTCGGAGTGCCTAGTGCAGGGGTGACTAAAGTTGGGCTAGTGGATAATACTGTGCTGCCTGTGCCAGTGCTTGTTGCGACTCCTGTCCCGCCCCTTACAACAGGCAGTATCCCGCTGACAATGGCCGAAGCGTCAAAAGTCAGTCCAGCCCCAAACAAATCTACTGTGGCTTGTTTTGCTTGCCCATCCTGAAACGCCAATACAACATCAGTTGCTGCTATTGAGGTAGCTGCTGGCAAATCAGTGATTCTTTTTTGTGCCATCCTATATCTCCAGTGAATCCATATTGCCGTTTGTTGTAGGGTCGTCGGTATTTTCTACCGCTATTTCAAACGTACCGTAATCTCCAGTTGCTAATGTATTTCCAGTTTCGGCTATATCAACGTCAGGCCGTGGGAAGTTCAACGCAATTTTCTCAGGTTGCCTTGCTGGCAATCTCCAAGGGTCTTTCCTGTCCCTGCATCCTTTGTCGCACACTCGCAAGCCGGGGATATTTGGGTCTGATCCCATCGAAGCTAATGGCCGCTTCATCCTACACCTATCGCAAATTGCAATCGCTAAGGTTGACATGCCACGAGTGTTTAAGAACATGGGCATTATCGGCTGTACCCTGAAATATTCGGGCTAAAGAAAATCGGAGAGTTATCCCGCTCCTCGTCTTCCGCTTGAGCAAGGTACTTATCCGCTTGTCCGTCCAAGTATACGATCTTTTCCATCGGCACGTCTGGCAGCTCCAGCGACATTCTGTGCGCAAGGATGAACAGGATTGCTTCATACCAGCGTTGCGGTATTTCAAGCGAACCGTTCAGGTCGCCCACATCCATGATGTACCGTGAGCAGTAAACCACTATTTGTGTGAAGTCTTCACTCGGCACAGGCCAGACGTTCATCGTCGGCTGTGGGATTGTCCGATCAAACCAATATTGCAACGGCTGATTGGATGTGAAGTTCTTATTGGGAAGGTTGGTATAGTCATCCCTATTAAGTCTTGCCATTGGAATTTCAATAGGATTACTGCCAACCACAAATTCGCGGACTATTAAAGTCCCGCCTGCTGTCTCGCGCATTCTGTAGTACATCACTGCATGGCCGGGATCGATGTCATACCAAAGCCATGTGTTATCAACCCATGTTGTAATTCCAGGAGCGTATAGCGTGCTCCATGTAGTGCCATCGGTTGAGTATTCTATTACTATTGTGAACGAGCCGCTTACGCCGGGAAGAATGCCGAACTTTGATGCGTACACCTCATCCGAAAATGTTACCGCGATGTTCCCGTTGATTGCTGACTGCGTGCACGAAGTATCAACATCACCATCAAACGCATTAGCAGCAGTGCCCGTAGACGCGCTGTAAACGCCCGTGTTGCGTGTTACGCGCCTGTACAGGGCGTTGAGTACGTCAATAGAGCCAACGGGCAGTGTATATAGTCCCTTGTTCGCTCTCGTGCCGACAATTGACTTCTGTATAGCCCAGTAACTAATGCCGCGATTACCCAAGCTCGACAGCGCGAAGTACAGACTCTCCCGCGCTGACTGTATTTGTTCAACAGTCAGCTCCTCAGAGAAATTGCCGCACCTCCTCGCGCCATGCTCGATTAACTGCATGACATCAATGACTGTCTGGCTAATTGTTCCCGATGTTGTCATTACAGCCTTTCGTTATTTAACTTGCCCGAAGTCCATTTTTATTTCGTGTACCATTAGCTCGTGCGCTTGCCCAATGTTCCGGTAGAACTTAAGCGACTGTGATGCAGGGTCGTATCTCATGCCGAAATACGCTGTATCAGTTTGCCCAAAAGCCCAGCTTGAGTTGGGTATCATCAATCCATACCTAAACGCCTCAGGGTTTTGAATCTGTATCCCCGTTAGCCCTCTAGCAGTGGCATGAGGCTGCATGTTAATTCCGATGGTGTCTGTGCCAACTTGCGTCTGTGGAAACTCAATATTCAGGCAAATTGATGTGCCGCCCGGTACTGTGTCGTAAACATCGCAATGTATACCTGCTGCCCAAAATGCACCATTTTTAACGGCTGTGCCATGTACCCCAACAATATCGTGTACACCCCATGAGCCGACGTTACCATTGCCTCTAGCTATGCCGTACATGCTGAAATTTGCGCCTGCTGACCCGCTGCTAAAATCCATCGAAGTATCAGACTTGATACCTGTATGCAATCCATTGGCAGCCGAGAAATTACCTGTAATCTTGTATTGATCTTGACTGACTGAGTTTTCTGCATTTACCTGAAAACTCAGCAGCATCAATCCAATTAACGGTAGCTTCATGGTGGCTTTCATTATGGATTACGTCACATAGTGTGGTAGATGTTATCGCTATAATCCCCACGCGCCTGCCTCTCCGCTATTGCCTTTCTTTCTTCAGCCATTTGCCGCTGAAATTCAGCGTCCGACATGCTGGGGGCAGATGGACCAAATTTTGATATTACATCTTTTAAATTAGGCAGTGCTCCTCCGCCGAACAACGATCTGTAATCTACTCCGCCATTTTGCTGCGGCCTTACCCATCCCGGCGCAGTGCCGGGGTCGTCATCTCTTTCTCCGGTAAGGAACTGCCGTGAACCCGGATATGCGCCGTATGACCCAGTTTCTGGATCAAGATATTTCATTTCCGTTGTCCCGGCTCGCCCCGGGATGTTACTGCCCCCAGTGAGTACTTTGGGCATTCCCGCGAATCTTCCGGTTTGCTGTAATTCATTTTGCTGTGACGGTCTTTCAAACTTCGTCCCGCCGCCTTGTTGTGGATACCCAAGCCTGTTTCCGATTACCTGTGCGCGTTGCGGTAAATATTTGTTTTGACCACCTAGATTATTTTGATTCAGGAAGCCCAATGGATTCCCTCCCATATTTTGGAAAGGATTCCCTCCCATATTTTGGAAAGGAAGCCCTCCCATATTTTGGAAAGGAAGCCCTCCACTTTGGATCGGTGGCGACGTTACGGAGCCTACACCTTGTCCGTTGCCTGTTGATGGTGCTGGATTGATACCATACCTGTCTCTCGCCTGATCTTCGAAGGTGTATGCACCGCCTGACCCAGTTCCTGCGCCTTGACCGCTACCTGTTGATGGTGGCGTTACGGCTGGCGCTGCCTTATACAGCTTGGATGTTGTTGGGAGTGCGGCTTGTGCTTGCTGCAAAGCCTGTGTTTGCGCCGCCTTAGAACCGCCAACGTAAACCGCCTGCCCGGATGGGTCATACGCTTGCGGATTTCCCGCTGCTGGATTAGCTCTCAATCCGATTCTTCGTGCAACTTCTTCCTGTGGCGTAAGCGTCCCGGCGGAAGGCACTGCCGCGCTGTGATACGCCATTTGTGTCGATGGCGACGATTCCATAGCAGGGGCGGATGCGCTAGGAGGCAATGCCCTAGTAGCCGCCCTGTTAGCCCAGTAATCCGATCCGGGAACTATCCCACCTTCGGCCATCTTTTTGACCTTGCCGCCACATTTCAGACCTTTGTGGCCTTTGGATGCTGGCAGTTTTTCATGGGACTTCAATTCCTTGCTGATAGCCGCAATCTTTTTAGTTTCTGCCCTTTCGTCTTTGGCAGATTCTTTGACCGCCCCGCCTTTGGCAAACTTCAATTCGCCACCCGCCTTATTGTATGCGTCTTCCATGAGTTTTAATTCACGGGCTTCATCCCGCGCTTTTCTCATTTCTTCCTGTACTTTAGGCGAAGGTGTACTATCATCGGCTGGCTTGGCTTTAACAGGTTCTACTTTCTTCACCTTGACGATGGGAACTATCCCACCTTCCGCCATCTTGCCGCCTTTCTTAGCTGCAAGAGGAATCTCAACAGATACTTTAGGTTTGAGCTTCATCGCTGCCCTGCGGTCCTTAGCTGAAGGCTTGCCGGGAGCAACAGAACCACCGACTGGTTTGCCAACTGCATCGATGATGCTAATTGCCCCACCCACTGCCTTCTTGGTAGCCTTGAAGCCTTGATCTTCCTCTGCTCTGGCTTTGCCTACATAGCCACCATCCTTCATGCGAGGAACCGAGCAACCGCACCCCATTTTCTGCAACTTGCCGAATCCTTCCATGATTCTCTCCTTAAATGGTAGATTGTTGAACGATGGTCAATGATACTGACCCACCGCCCGAATTAACGAGTACCCTGATTGCCCGCATCAATGTGGTTGTTACCCCCGATGTTTGGCTAGCCGTGGCTGTTGTTAGCGCGGCTGTTGGGTGCGCTACGACTTGATGCGCTAACGTATTGTCGAACGGGTCTTCGTTTGTATACTGAACCGAATAATTGATAGTTCCTGTTACGGTAGCCGATATGTTTGTCACTTGATTCGGCACATAAATATCAAGCGGTATCCAGTCAGTAGAGCCGGATTGCAGCGTTCCAGCCGTTATCGCTGCCGCTGTTGCCGCTGACGTTGCTATCCTTGTTACTGTTTTAAATGACTTTGCAGTTGATACTGTAGCAATATTGCCACCCGCTAGAGTTTCACTAATTAAAGATCCGCCATTATTAGTCCCATAAACTGTGAATGTCATACCACTATCATTCCCGGCTGATGCTATCGAGACTTTTCCTGAAACAGACAGTGTAGCGACAACCTTCTCCACTTCTGGCGGAATCTGTGAAACAAATTGGCTTGTGGTCGCCGCCAATGATCCATTAAGCGTCACATTAGTTGCAGATGCTGGCGACTGGCTTAACGCAATAGAATTGGCACTAAGGGCTGCGTAGCCTCCCCATGTTTTGCTTATTGGACGCATTGATTAATCTCCTTATACTTGAGTTACACCTAAAGCCCCAAGTCTAGTAGCCGCTGGACCAGCCGCATTAGACGGCAATAATATCGCAACAACAAGGCGTTTCGCACCGTCCGAAACAGAACTCAATGCCAGTGTCCCGCGTACATCACCAGTCGTCGTAGTTGCAGGAGATGTCGCAACAGCAGCAGTGAATGTCCCTGTATTCTCAGCAAGAGTGCTATCCCATCCGCATCTAGCAACATACCCCAGATCACTAACAGCTAAAGGCATCCCGATAATATCAGTCGTTCCAACCGTCACCGTGACTACTGGGCTTGCTGCTATTGTCATCGTGGCAACTTGCCAGAATGCTTTTTTGCCGTTAACTGTTGTCGAGGCAGATGCGCTACTGGTTATTACCTCGCTCATTGGCTGACCGTAATAGTCATAACCAGTAATTGTGATTGCGCGAGCTGTTGGCGATCCGGCACCAGTCCTTACACATAGAGCGCGAGGGGTGTCTAGTTGTGTAACAGTGACCCCATCCGGTCTAACTACGGACGTAGTGCCTGTCCCTGCAACTCTAGTGATTGCTGCTGTATATACGGAAGCCGTAGCTAATGCGACCAAGTTAAGTGCAAGTGGCACTACATCATGGATATAAATTCTACCCAGCGGTCCAACTCCGGTTTCCATCGGTGAAGAATTACCTAAAGCTGAAGCAGGAACAACGCCCTGATATGTCTCCGCTGATCCTAAAAATAAATCATCTGTAAATTTCGGCACGATATGCTCCTTTTTATCTATTCAATAAATCCATAAAAGAAAACTCCAGTCTCAGAGTTTTCTTTTGTTTGGATATGCGTTACATTAAATGCCGGGAGTGCCCCATACTGCACGCCAGTCTGTCCAGCCAACATCGTAACGCTCTGTTGCCTTGAATCTCATGCTGTCAGTCTCGAAATCGCCTTCCATAGTCTTTTCAAGCTTGCGCCTCATCATGAGCTTAAGCCCTTCTGGTGCGTTAGTCTGAATCCACCATGCAGTGGAAGAAGACAGACGTGACATCACAACTGCGCCATCAGCCAGAGAGCCTGTTGATTTGATTGGGTTAAGGTCGTTGTTGGCATTGCCTGACCTTAATACTGACTTAAGGATAACTTCGGCTTGGAACATATTGCCAGGGGCTACGATAAGTTGCGTTGGCTTAAGAGCGATTTTCTTATTCGTATTGTCCTGCGCTCCCCTGATCTGAATCAACATCTGTTCTGCTGAAGTCTGAGACAGTACAGAGGCCGTAGTCAATAAGTTACTTTGAACTCCCTGTGCTACTGGGTGAGAAGCACTACACAAACAAACGCCATCACCACCTATATAATTGGAGTTAAAAGCTCGGTTTGGTACGTTAGCTGACAGCGTTTCTTTGGT